GTAGCTAGGCGCGACGCCGAACGCGCCCAGGCTCGAGGCCGTGCGCCAAGCCTGCATCGTGCGCTCGCCCGCCTCCATGTCGACGGTCACGGGCAAGACGAGCTTGTCGGATCCGCCGCCGCCGGAGATGTTCGCCCACGTGTACTCGCTCGAGTACGTGGCAATTACGTCGAACACGTAGCCCTTGGAGCCGAGCACGGGGTCGATCTGGAACGCGCGGAGCCGCAGCGTCGTGGTGATCGAGGACGTCGAGAACGTCGTCCCGGGGATCGGGTCGCCCGGCTCGCCGCAGGTGCCGTCGCGGATCGACTTCGCGGCGCTCGCCTGGGTGAGCGAGAGCGCGATGTCGGACACGACGCGCCACTGGATCACGAATCCCTGCGACGTGCTCGGCCCGCCGTCGGTCCACTGGGTACGGACAATGGTCGTGGTGAGTGCCATGTGGTTACCGAGAAGTTAGCTTGGAAAGCTGATCTAGCATCGTCTGCGCGTTGATGAAGATGTCATATCTGGGTGCGGCTCCGATGCCGAGCGAGCGAGCCTCCTGCACACCGATCGATTGCGAAATGGTTTCCGAAGTAGGAAAGCCTCCGGAAAGCAAAGTACCGAGAGCGGATCCGAATGCGCCTGGTCCATATTCGAAAAGGTTCTGAATGTGGCTGCGCCCGGTGCCGTAGAGCGCCCGCGATTGAGTGAAGGCACGGCCGAAGCCGATCGGTGCCGCGCCCATCTGCCTCGAGTACGCGGCGAGCGCCATGCCGCCCTCGCGCGTGAACCCAAGGCGGCGGAAGTCGGCCTCGCTGATCGCGCCGCCGCGCACGGCGTCAGACGCCGCCTGGGCGTCAGCTCGAAGCCGCGCGTAACTGTCGGCGAGTGCGTTCATGCTGATCGCCGCCGCGGCCACGCCGCCGAAGGCGAGGCCCGCGCCGCCCATCGCACCGGCGGCCATGCCCACCTGGCCGAGACCGGCGACGGCGCCCAGGCCTTGCAGCGCCCTTCCGCCCACGCCAAGCTTGGCAAGGCTCTCGGCGAGCTGATTCGCCTGGCCGCGCATCCCGCCGAGCGACGTCGTCGTCGAGGCCGCCTGCTCCTTGACGCGCTTCAGCGTGCGCGTGGCCCTCTCGCCTGCCTTCTCGAGGCCGGTCGAGTTGCCAGTGATCGCGATGTTTACGTTTGAGACCTTAGCCACGCTTGGCCTCCATGTGCTTGGCGACTTGCTTCGCAATCGCCTCTTCCATGATCGGAATGAGGCGCATCGCCGTCATTTGGTAGGCCTTGCGGAGGAAGAAGGCACCCTCCACTCGGCCGATCGACATGGTCATCTTCCGCTCGCCGCGCGACTTGAGGAGCATCGCCTCATTCGGCGTCGCCTTTCGCTTCAAGTCGTGGCCGAACTCGAGCCACTTCAGATACCAGTGCGGCGTGTCGTAGCCACCGCGGTTGCGGATGCCGAGTCCGCCCCACACGACGCGGCCCTTGGAGTAGCCGCGCACGGTGTAGGCCATGTGATCCTTGATGTGCGGGTTCGGCCGCGTGATGCCGCGCACCTTCTCAGTGGCTGCCGGGCGGCCATACGGGGCCATAGCCTTCGCGACCATGCGGGTCTTCTTGAACCACTCGCGGAAACCAGACTTCATCGCCCTGGTGCCCATCGGCGCCGCGAGACCCTTGAACTTCCGGTTCAGCTCCTCGATCGTCGCTCCGTCGATCTCGACGGCTACCTTGAAGGCGTTTCCAGACATCAATCGCCATGCCTTTCGGGCCGTGAAGGGCGTTCATCACGGCGATCGGGGTCGACAGGTCCATATTTAGGCCGATCGCGCGCAGGACCTCGCGCGCGGGCAGTGCTAGTCCATCCCTTCGGAGTAGAGCTTGTCGATCTCCTCCGCGAGTTGCCTCGATGCGACGGCCTCGAGGCGAAGGCACTGTTCGAGCGATTCGAAGGCCGGCGCGTCGCCGTCCATCACGTGGTTGTGGATGAGCCAGGCGACCAGGTTCTCGCCGCGCTCGCGCGCATCGAGAAACGCCGCCATGTCGGCGACATTTGGACGGCGCAGCGTGATCCGCTCGCCGCGGAACTCGATCACCTTCGGCCTTGCTAGGAGGGCGGCGATCATGCGACGGTTATCGCGGCGTTGCAGAGGCGGACGGTGAAGGCGACGTTGACCACGCTGTTGGGCGCGATCGTCACGCGCGACTGCTCGACGAGCGCGTTCTCGCACAAGATCGACGTGTTGCTGTCAAGCACGACCTTGAAGTTGTTGAGCGTCATCCCTGGAGTAATCGGGGTGATGGTGTGATCGCTCTCGAGATAGAAGAGCTCGACGTCGACGGTTCCCTCGAGCATACCGGACTCGAACTTCTTGAACGCGGCGTTGACCGCGGTCGTCTCGATGGATGCTTGCGAAAGGTTCGCGGTCACGTTGCCGACGTTGGAAATCGTCGTTGGGCCGGCGCCCCACTGGACCAGTGAGTTTCCTGATGTCTTGATGGGCATGGATTAGATCCTGTGCATGATGATGAGCGTGGCGGTGCAGATTGCGGGCGCAGCTTCGTCGCCTTCGCCCAGGATGGGTTCCTCGATCACGCGATACGTGGGTTCGTAGCAGACGCTTTTTCCCGCGGCGAAGTCGGTGTGGGCGTTGATCTTGACGATCGCGTCCTCGGCGAGGTTCTGCGCTTCGAACTGCGTTTCGGCGACGGCCTTCAAGCTCACGCTCCACTGGTCGACGTCGTTGTTCGCCGGGCCCTTCAGCGCCGCCGCCGCGCCGTCGGTGACCTCGAAGACGATCGCGGGAAGCGTCGTCGATTGCATCCGTGAGCCGTTGTAGACGCGCGTCGACGCGGTCGTCGCCGTGCCGATCCATGTCTTCACGAGGGCCTCGATCGGGTTTGCGCTCACTGGACCTCCGCGCACTGAATGACGGCGACGCGGTCGGCCTCGTCGAGGTTCACGATCGAGATGATGCGGAGCGTCTTGCCGCGCACGCTCAGGCGGTCGACCTCCGTGAGGCCGACGCGCGCGATGTTGGGCCACCGCGTGCGGATCTCCCAGTTGCTCACGACCGCGACGCCGTCGGCGTACACGCTCTCCTGGGAACCCTGCTCGCGCATATCGCAGCGGATCGTGCCGTTCGCGGTGTAGGTGTTCGTCCGGCGGCCGAGGTTGTCGGTCGTGGTCGACGCCGTCAGCACGGTGGCGGTCTGGTGGAGGCGGCCGCCCGAAATCATCGCAGCGGGCTCCTCGCCTGGTAGGTGTCGAGGATGAACTCCACCGACATCGGCACGACGGTGAGGCCGATGGGTTGGAACGCCTCGGGATTGTTGTACCAGGCGCCGACAAGCGCGATAACGCAGTGCGTGAGCGGGTCGGGCAACGTGTCATGGCCGCACGAATAGGCGCACGAAACCATCGTGCCTTCCTTGATCGCGGGCCAGTCAAGGAACCGCAGCACGGGCATCGGACCGTCCGAAAGGTCGATCCAGTAGTCGGCCGCCGGCATCGTCACGGCAGCGCCGTTCGGGTCGGTGTAAGACACGGACGACACGGCGCCGAACGGGAATCCCGGGATCACCGTGTCGGAGAACGTCGACAGGTACAGCGTGTCCGTGCGCTGGGTGAGCGCGCGTCCGGTGCGGCGCTCGACCATCGCGAACGCCGCCTCGCGGAGGCGGATGAGGTCGGCATCGTCATCGTCGTAGTCGATGCGGAGCGCCGACTTGATGGTGGAGAGAGGTACCGACATGGAAAAGACCGAGCTCCCCTTTCGGGGAGCCGGTCCGCGTGGGAAAGACCAATCAGACGCGGATGGCGGCGAACGCCTCGGCGAGGGTCACGCGCGAGTCCGTGCGCGCGAAGACGTACATGGTGGTTGCCGCGCTGGCCGCGGCCGAGTACGGGTCGACCATCATGGTCATGCCGGTGCGGTCGAAGATCTCGAAGTAGTTGAAGTCGCCAACGACCGCGTAGACGGTGTTCTCGGTCGCCGAGCCCGAGCCGTCGTTGACCCACTCGGAGAGCGAGTACGGCACGCCGTAGAGGGTCGCGGGGACGCCGCCGTTGAGCGTGTTGCCGAGCGTGCCCGGCGTCCAGATGAAGTCGGCCTGGCCGGACGTCGCGTTCTTCAGCTTGCGCGCCGCCTCGAGGAACTTGTCGTGGAAGAGCCAGCGGAACTTCGGGCTGTTGCGGTACTGCGGCGCAACCGAGTGCACGGTCGTGATGATGTTGTCGGCGGTGATCGCCGTGATCGCCTGCGGCTGCGTGCCGAGGTTCACTCCTGTGGTGATGCCGCCAGTGCGCGCGATGCCCTGGGGACCAGAGGTGCCGGCGCCCGTCGCGAAGTCGTTCTCCATCTTCCGCTGGATGCCGAGCGAAAGGCGGGTCGCGACGTAGTCCATGATGGAGCCGATGCCGCTCTGACCGATGCCGTCCTCGATGAGCTCCTGGGTGAGCTGCGTGCCGGCGCCGTACTTGTACGGAACGACCGAGATGGTCGAGAAGCTCGGATCCGAGAGCGTGACCGAAGCGCCTTCGCCGACCAGGTAGCCGGTCGGGATCGCGTTCTCGACGAGGAGCGTGCGCTTCGAGTCGATCGTGTTCACGGTCGCGATCGAGCGGATCACGCTGTTCTGGTACATCTTCTCGCGGATGCGGCGCTCCATGTCGGTCGGCACGTTGCCGGCGGCGGTGGTGCCGATCTGTCCTGAACCCGACGAGATCGTGGCGGTGCCGAGCGTGCGCATCTCACCGCTCGCGACGGCGCGGAGCCACTCGCGCGACTCGGCCTCGCTGCCGGCATCGACGCGCGGAGCGCGCGAGGAAAGGGTCGGCTGCGCCTCGAGCTTGGCGAGGCGGGCCTCCAGCTGCGCGTTCTGCGCGCGGAGCTCGGCGGCGGTGAGCGCCTCGTCCATGCGCGCGAAGAGCTGCTTCTCCTCTCCGGTGCCGTGCGTGTCGACGAGGTGCGTCGGCAGGCCGGTGCGCTCGGCGAACTGGTTGAGGTTGCGGCGGTAGACGTGCGCGTCGTTCTCGTAGCTGTGGTTCACATTGACATCAGGCATTTCGAAGTCTCCGGTAGAAGAGTGCGAGCCGCGCCTCAAGTGCTGCGGCGAGAGCTGCGTCGACGTGGCGCAGGCTCGAACTTGTCTGGGGATATGCGGCGTCCTGCACGATCGAGATCTCGACCAGCTGCGCCTTCTTGACGAGCCGCTGGGTGCGGTCCTTGTTCCAGGAGTCCTCGCTCACGAAGAAGCCGAAGGACATCTCTCCGCTCAGGTCGCCGCGCTGCATGAGCGTCTTCACGTCGCGCCCGAGCGTGGTGTCGGGAAGTTCGGCGCTGAACGCAAGCCCGTTGCGGTCCGACTTCAGCGTGAGCGTCTTCGAGCGCGTGCGCGCCAGCGGCATCGACGCATCGTGGTTGTAGTAGAGCTTCACGTCGGCGCCGCTCGAGAGCGTTTCATTGAAGGCGCCCGGCGCGATGCGCTCGATGAACTTGCGGCCGCCCTCGACGATCTCGCGAGAGTCCTGGCCGTACACGGCCGCGTAGCCGGCGAGCTTCTGCCCGTCCATGCTGTGCTCGGTCGCCTCGATGGAGCGCCTAGAAATCATTTGCAGTGCCCTCCTCGGCAGAGGTGTCGGTGCCGATGTTCGTCGAGCCGCCGCCCGTGCCCACGTTCAAGGCAAGCGTCGGCTCGTCGAGGCCTGCAAGCGGCTCGAGGTCGAGCTCGTCTCGCGCTTCGTTGCGCGTCATGATTCCCGCCTCCACGGCGGTCCTGAGCGCGGCCATGTGCTCGGCGACGCCTGGGCGCACCAGATCGTCGGTGTCGAAGATCACGGAATCGAAGGGCGTCGCGAGCTTCGAGAGGATCTCGGCGCGCCAGCACTCGAGCCACGGCGCGAGGCACGAGTCGACGTACATCCGCGAGAGCCATTCCATCGTGCCGTACGTCGCGCCGGTCGACTCGCTCAGGTAGGAGATCGGCACGCCGTAGATGCGCGACACGTCGGCGATCGAGAAGCTTCGCGCAGCCTGGAGCCCGGAGTCGTCGAGAGTGCTCGAGATGCGCTCGACCTTCATGCCCTCGGCGAGCACGAGCGGACGGCCTGCGTTTCCGCTGCCGCTGTGCCGCTTCATGTAGTCGGCCTCGATCTTCTGGAGCGTCTCGAGCGGGATCTTGCCAGGATGGACAAGCGCCACCTTGGGATTTCCGGCGTTCGTGTACGTCTTGAGCGCCATGTCCTCCTGCGCTGCGAGGATCGACACGCTGGTGCGGCAGAGCGCGATGGGCGACTCGCCCCAAATGCCGTTTGTGTTGGGCGCCTTGAGATGGATCAGCTGGTCCGACGTGAGGTCGCCGTACACGCGCGTCTTGTAGATCGGCTGTCCCTGCGTAGTGTCGAGCGACACCGAGTCGGTGTCGAGCACGATCAGCTCGAGGATCTCGCCGCCGCGCGTCCTGTTGATCGCGGCGAATGCGTTGCCCCAGAGGAGCGCCTGCATCGTCATCACTCGGCGGAACTCAAAGGCCGACATGTACGGCGACGGCGAGCGGAGCACGCTGTCCGCGCCGGATGAGGAAACCTCAAGCGGCACGCGCGCGATGTCGTTCGCGATCAGCGTGACGGCGCGGTACACCGGCGTCCACCGCAGCGCGTTCGACGCCGTGACGTACGGCATCGAGCTCGACTCCATCGGGAGGATCGTCGATTTCCACGGCCCTACGAACATGCGCGCGAGGTAGTCGCGAATCACGGCGGCATTGTTGCCGCGCAGTCAAGTAACTAGTGGACCCAAATCGCGGATCTACAAATCCTCGTAGATCGACCGCGACTGCCCTCCCCACGCATGGATGGCGATGATCGCGGCGACGAGCGGGTCGACGATGCTCCGCCGCTGCTCCTTCGTGATCGCGATGTTCCCGTTCCGGTCGCGCTTGGCGATCGCCGTCCGGCACGCCGTCCGCATGATCGGGTCCTCGCCGATCACGATCTTGCCCGACGCCCAGAGCTGCTGGAAGAGCTGACAGCCAGGCCCGAACGTGGCGATACCCATTGAGTACGCCTCGACGTTGTGGCCGTCCTGGGCGAGGACCTCGACCATGTACTTCGACCCCCACCGGTCGTAGGCGACCGACTGCACCGAGAGGTGCTCGGATACCTCGACGAGCGTCGCGCGGATCCGCTCGTAATCGATCTCGCGCCCTGGCGTCAGCTCGATGTGCCCGTTCGCCGCCCACGTACGCACGGGGAGGCGGTAGTCGATCTCGCGTTGGGCGACGTCCTGCTTGGGCCACCAGTACCACCCGCGCAGCACGACGCGGCCGTCGTCGAGCGGGATCGCCGCCACCATGGCCGTCATGTCGAGCGTCTTAGAGAGGTCGAGCCCGATCCACGCCGGACGGCCCTTCAGTTCCTCCCAGTCGACCGTCTGGCCGCCCGGCCAGAGCGCCATGTCGAGCCATCCGCCCGTGTCCTCGCACAGGCGCGCGCAGTGGTAGCGCGTGAACTCATGGCGCCCCAGCGGCGTCTGCCTCATGGTGTTCCACGCGCGCCGCAGGCTCTTGACGTCGGGCTGTCCGTACTCCATGGACGGGTTCGCCTTCGACCAGGCGCCTTCATCCTCGATCGCGTCCTCGGCGTCTAATCCGAAGAGCATCGGCATGAACGCGTCGTCCTCGACCTCGCCGCGGAGGATCGCCTCGCCGGTCGCGACGAGCTCGCCGTAGATGTTGTCGGGCTGCGCTCCGGGCGTGGTGATGATGAGGCCGAGCGATTCGCGGCGCTTGGAGCCCGTCGTGAGGAGCTTGGTCAGGAACCGCCCCTTGAACTCGGCCGCCTCGTCGGCGACCCACATCGACGGGTTGAGGCCGTCGAGCGACTTCTCGAGCGCGGGGAGCGCGCTCATCTCGCAGTCGTTTGCCGGGCGGCCGATGCGGTCGAAGTAGACCTTCCACCCTTCGGCGCCGATGCGGCCGATCATGGTCTTCGCGGTGTCCAGGCAGATTTCTGCCTGGTGCTCGGTGTTCGCGAGGACGTGCACGCGGCGGCCGTCGCCCTGGGCCATGTCCCAGAGGCAGAGCCCGGCGGCGAGCGTGGTCTTGCCCGCGCCGCGGGCGACTTGGAGGATCGCGAGCTTGACGCGTCGGCGGCGATCCTCGGTGTACCGCCACCCCCAGAGGTTGGCGAGCACCCACACTTGCCATGGGTGCAGCTCGAACGCGCGGCCGGAATCGTCGCCGACGAGCGACAGGTCGGCAAAGTGGGCAACGAGACGGTCGACGGAGTCCC